ATGCGTCCCGCGACTATCGCCCCATTAACGCCATACGATAAATGGGATGGTGAGAAATGGGTGACGGATACCGAGGCACAGCATAGCGTCGCAGTAGATGCAGCAGAAGCACAGCGCCAGTCGCTGATTGATACTGCAATGGCTTCCATTAGTCTGATTCAACTGAAATTACAGGCTGGGCGGAAGCTGATGCAGGCAGAGACCTCCCGACTTAACACTGTGCTGGATTACATTGACGCGGTGACGGCAACAGATACCAGCACCGCGCCGGATGTCATCTGGCCTGAACTGCCGGAGGAGTAGGCCATTCAATATCTGGCGCACTGGAAGTATCGACCAGCTCCAGTGCGTCCAGATAATCCAGCCACAAATTATATTGCGCCAGTTCCTCACCTTTCAGACGACCAATAGCCGCTTTACCAGCCCATTGTTTACTGTTCATATAATCGTTGGCCTGATTAATCAATTGCTGCTTTTTCAGTTCGGCTGCAGCAATCTGTTCCTCATGTGTTGGTGGTGGAATTTCAGACCATGCAGGAAAACCATTTTCTCCAGCGATACGGATTTTTCCTTTCGGCGGTAATCCGGAAAACTCAATATACACTTGCTCATCAACTTCAACAGCATCATCTGGCCATGAGCCAGCTTGCGTGTAATCCTCTTTCATCTCCAAGGGATAGAAAGAGTTTGTAGTCGCGGAATATATGTAATTCATTTTTCACTCCATAAAGTTAAAAGAAATTAACACCCTAATGCGAAAAATGAAGCACCGATACCGGGTACGCCTGCTCTGGAAATAAATTTCACCGGGTCCTGGTTATAACCGGCACAAGCTATATAGCCAACATTTGCACTGCCGGGAGTGTAATCCTGAGTCGCAAATACCCGCAGACATCTATTCGGAAATGCAATCGGAAAATAGGTTACTGTGTCCTGAGACGTCAGCGGAACATCAATTGGCCCCCATTGAATAATTAAACCGGATGGCAATTTTTGATATCCAGGAACTGAAGCAGAAAGCATAAAACTACCCATATCAGGTATCTGATTCGCCCCTGTCCCTACATTTCTTTTAGCCGCTTCTCCCAAACCAAGGTTTTCGAGAGCCTTTTGCACCGTGCCGTCCAATTTGATATCGCCAAACGGATTCTTGCGGCTTAACAGCAGCGCACGAAGCGCGGTAAGCAGCTGGTCATGCCGCCCCTTCTCCAGGCTGGCACCGGAGGCCTCCACAACGCTGCAAAGCTCCTCCTGCAACATGTCAAAGTAGTCATCATCCAGATCGGTGGCAGGCGTGCCGGTCTGGGGGTTACCACGGGTACGGGGGATTACCAAAGGCAGCACCTTTAAGCTCCGCAAGACGTTCTGACCAGTCATGCGCCAGCGCGTTGTCTTCCGCAGTGTAATACGCGGCACATTTGGCGTTATCACCATCAGTAAACAGATCCAGAACAAACGGGCCAAACAGGGTGTTAATTCCCCAGAAAATGTTGTCCGGCGTGCGCCACTGATCGCCCACTTCCTTCAGTTCATGGGCTGGTTTGTTCCGCAGCTCCACCAGCGCCTGGCAATATTTATTACTCATTAAGCCCCCACGTAATTCCCTGAGAGATACCACTCTTCACCTGATGCAGCCCGCTTACTGCTTTTCCGTAAACACCGTTCACGACGCGCCAGAAAATTGTTTCGTTCTGGCTGGGAGTGGCTTTCACGGAATGCCGCCATCCACACCGTTGCAGCACGACGGTATAAGCCCCTGGACTCCAGTTCTTCCGCCTGGCGGGTCAGGCACAAAATCACCCGCGGGTCGTTAGTGCCGACATAGAAATTGCGCACAGGTCTGGTTTCACGAACTGGTTGTGGTTCCGGATCCTGCGCTCTCTCAGTCAGGCGCGGGAAATGTCTGTGTGTATCTCCTTCACAACGGTGAGCCACACGCCCACTCTGACGTAACTTGCTTGCTGACTGCAGAACGCGCTGCCGTGAGTAACCTGCAAAAGCATCCGCAATGTCTCCGGAAGTACAGCCCGGATGGGCTTCAATGAATTTCTGAACGTCATTCAAAAGACTCATGCTCACCCCCTGAATCCTGCCGGGATCTGGCTGTAGTCCACATTGTCGTAACTGGCTTTGAAGTACGGGTCTTCGCGTTTTTCTGTGTACGTGCTGACGGACGGCGATAAGCGCAGGGAAAGCTCATCCCATTTTTCCCGCAGCTTCGACGGGCTGAGCACGTTACGGCACCAGAACGGATCGCGGCTGACGCGGCTGTACATCTCGCAGATTTGTTTGTGAGTACGACCATCCTGCACACACATCAGGCGAATTTCGTTTGCCCAGGCTGTCCAGTTCGGTTCTTTGGGACGAACCACCTCGCCGTCACATTCGGCGGCCTGCTCGTACAGGGCGATGATTTTTTTCCAGAGCCACTGTGCGCAGGTCAAATCATCCTGCGTTCCCCACTGGCGCTTTTTAGGGCTGAATACAACCGCATCAGGATGGCGAGTTAAAAAATCCTGTTCATCCGTCTGCGTGTCCGGTTGCGAAGCGTCCGGACGAGAAGGTTTTTTATCTGACGGATCATGTTTTGATTTTACTGACGGATCCCCGCCAGATTCTGACGGGTGAAAACCCGATTTTTTGCCAGATTTCGACGCATCAAATTTTGACGGGTCAGATTTTGATGCGTCAGATTTTGACGGGTCAGAGTCTGACAGTTGAGAAAATGCCGCTGCCTGAAGCTTCGCAACGTTAAGCTGATAAACATTCGACGCATTGCGGTTATGATGAGGAGCAGCAAAATGGCTAGCGAACGCAGTACTGATGTGCAGGCATTTATCGGGGAGCTGGACGGCGGCGTATTTGAAACCAAAATCGGCGCAGTTCTCAGTGAAGTCGCTTCCGGTGTGATGAACACGAAAACCAAAGGTAAGGTCTCACTCAACCTGGAAATCGAACCATTTGATGAGAACCGTCTGAAAATCAAACACAAACTCTCATATGTTCGCCCGACTAACCGTGGGAAAATTTCCGAAGAAGACACCACCGAAACGCCGATGTATGTCAATCGCGGTGGTCGCCTGACTATTCTGCAGGAAGACCAGGGACAATTACTGACTCTTGCCGGTGAGCCTGACGGAAAACTCCGCGCAGCAGGTCATTAATATCATTCTTAATTAACTAATTATTTATCTCATCACTGAATATCTTAATATAGTGAGGACTTATTATGTCTCAGAACTTAGACGCAACCGCAATTAATCAAATCCATGCCCTTATTTCTGCTCAGGGTGTTAATGAAATTATCAGTAAGATTGGTGCCGATGCTGTGGCATTGCCTGAGAATTTCCGCATTCATGATCTGGAAAAATTTAATTTAAATCGCTTCCGTTTCCGTGGTGCGCTTTCCACTGCCAGCATCGATGACTTTACCCGTTATTCTAAAGATCTTGCAGATGAAGGCACCCGCTGCTTTATCGATGCTGATAATATGCGTGCCGTCAGTGTGCTTAACCTGGGTACTATTGATGAACCAGGTCACGCAGATAACACCGCCACTCTCAAACTGAAAAAGACAGCACCGTTCTCTGCCCTGTTGTCTGTTAACGGCGAGCGTAACTCCCAGAAATCACTGGCAGAATGGATTGAAGACTGGGCCGACTACCTTGTGGGCTTTGATGCTAATGGTGACGCCATTCAGGCAACAAAAGCGGCTGCGGCAATCCGTAAAATCACGATTGAAGCAAACCAGACCGCTGATTTTGAAGATAATGACTTCAGCGGCAAACGCTCCCTGATGGAATCTGTCGAAGCGAAGACCAAAGACATTATGCCAGTGGCATTTGAATTTAAATGCGTTCCGTTTGAAGGTCTGAAAGAACGTCCGTTTAAATTACGCCTCAGCATTATCACTGGCGATCGTCCTGTACTGGTTCTGCGCATTATTCAGCTGGAAGCGGTGCAGGAAGATATGGCTAACGAATTTCGTGATCTGCTTGTTGAGAAATTCAAAGACAGCAAAGTAGAAACCTTTATTGGTACTTTCACCGCCTGATTTCATTACTGCAAATGCCCCTGCGGGGGCATTTATGGAAACGTAATTAACTCAATAATCACCGGATGGTGAGGGCTTCCTTTTACCCAAACTCAGCGCGGTGCAGCGCATATACGTGGAGAACAAAATGTCATTTATTAAAACTTTTTCCGGGAAGCATTTTTATTATGACAAGATAAATAAAGACGACATCGTGATTAACGATATCGCGGTTTCCCTTTCAAATATCTGCCGCTTTGCCGGTCATCTTTCTCACTTCTACAGTGTCGCCCAACATGCGGTGCTTTGCAGCCAGCTGGTGCCGCAGGAATTTGCTTTTGAAGCATTAATGCATGATGCAACAGAAGCGTATTGCCAGGACATCCCCGCACCACTGAAACGCCTTCTTCCTGACTATAAACGGATGGAAGAAAAAATAGATGCAGTAATCCGTGAGAAATACGGGTTACCTCCTGTTATGAGCACGCCAGTGAAATATGCCGATCTCATTATGCTGGCAACCGAACGCCGTGATCTCGGGCTTGATGATGGCTCTTTCTGGCCTGTACTGGAAGGCATCCCGGCAACAGAGATGTTCAACGTGATTCCACTGGCACCGGGTCATGCCTACGGGATGTTTATGGAACGTTTTAACGATTTATCGGAGTTACGCAAATGCGCATGAATGTTTTCGAAATGGAAGGGTTTCTTCGCGGGAAATGTGTACCGCGAGATCTGAAAGTGAACGAAACAAATGCTGAGTACCTGGTACGTAAATTCGACGCGCTTGAAGCTAAATGTGCGGCACTGGAAAACAAAATAATACCAGTGTCAGCTGAACTGCCACCAGCAAATGAAAGTGTTCTGTTATTTGATGCTAACGGAGAAGGCTGGCTGATTGGCTGGCGTTCTCTCTGGTACACCTGGGGACAAAAAGAAACCGGAGAATGGCAGTGGACATTTCAGGTTGGGGACCTTGAAAACGTCAATATCACTCACTGGGCAGTAATGCCAAAAGCACCGGAGGCTGGAGCATAATGACCACATTTACCAATAAAGAACTGATTAAAGAAATCAAAGAACGAATCAGCAGCCTAGAGGTTCGAGACGATATTGAGCGCCGTGCTTATGAAATCGCACTCGTATCTCTGGAAGTAGAGCCAGATGAACGCGAAGCCTATGAATTATTCATGGAAAAGCGTTTCGGTGACTTAGTAGATCGTCGGAGAGCAAAAAACGGCGATAACGAATACATGGCATGGGATATGACTCTCGGTTGGATCATCTGGCAGCAACGAGCTGGTATCCATTTTTCAACAATGTCACAACAAGAGGTGAAATAATAGAGCCATACAGCCTCACACTCGATGAGGCCTGTCAGTTTCTTAAAATATCCTGATCTACCATCGCCGTCATAGAGCGTATTTTTATTACCTGATTTGCAGGTTCGATTCCCTATTCGGAGATAGCACTCATGCAACACGAACTACAGCCTGATTCACTGGTTGATTTGAAATTCATCATGGCTGATACTGGCTTTGGTAAAACCTTCATCTATGACCGGATTAAGTCAGGCGACCTGCCAAAAGCCAAAGTTATCCACGGGCGAGCAAGATGGTTATATCGTGACCATTGTGAATTCAAAAATAAGCTCTTAAGCCGCGCCAATGGGTAA